CCACAGAGCTACCATTTGCCCAAACCAAAATCGTCTTTGGTTCCTGAACAGATTGAATCGTGGCACATCAAGAGCGTCTAGGTATATGGAGACACGGGCGGGAATCGAACCCGATGATAATGGTTTTGCAAACCACCTATGGACCCAGCCATTCCCCGTGTCATATGTCTTTCCTAGTTCAGCCTCTACCTTATACAGATTATCTTCAGCCATCAAGCGTTTTCCTCAAAGATTCCCAACTAACAGGGAAAAGTTTACTCATCAGGTCACTGATCGTATCAGCAACCACACGGCTTTCGTATTGTGTATCAGGTTTGCACCGAAGGTTACACATATCAGCGAAAGCGTCAAGAGAGCCGGACCAGTACCATTCGGTCATGGTAGACTGGGGAAGAACCATACGTGCTTGTTCTGGAGCTACGCCTTGTTTAAGTAAATCCTTGTATGCGAGAAGACACGCCCAATTAGCGTCGCCCCAGTCACCTACATCGACAACACCATCACTCCCTTGCTTCTTGTCAGCCGACCGACCACGCCATTCGGTAGGTACATAAAACTCAGGTTCATCATCTACATAGCGGCGACTAATCTCATTCCAACGTAGGAACTTATGCTTGACTAACTGCCTAGCTACAAAGATGGGAGCCTTGACATGGAATGATGCGAAGGCATGACCAAAGGGTGACGTGTGTTTGTGTTTAGCTAAGTACTTAACCAGCTTAGTATCCTTGTCGGACAAGAGGTTAGGTCCACCTACACGTCCTTCGTAGTGTGACTTCTTGCCGAAAGAAACACGAGCGGAATTCACGACAGTCAAATCCCCTCCCATGTGGTCAATGTAGTTTACTTCGATCATCTGTTTACCTTTGGTTTAAAAGGACTGGGCCACTACAGCCCAGCCAAGTTGCTCAGGGAAGACTTAAGCGGCTTCGTCGTCGATACCATCATCACGCTCAGGGACAGGTACATAGTCGATGATCTTCACACGCAGTAGACTTGTACGTGCCGATGGTTTCCCGTCCCGTCCCTTGAAGGTTGAGATCAGGTTAGTTACCTCGGCTATACTACCGTTACCGATACGTCCGTGGACATCTGTATCCCAGACCTGCCCCTCTGCGTCGAAGACTTTAGGTGCGCCACCTGCGGGGGCTACCACCTGTCCCTGACCATTACGGACAACGTGTTTACGTTCGTATTTGATAACCAACTCACCGTCAAGCAGACGCTTTTGGTTAGGACGTTTCATTGTCCCTGCCGATTTAAGTTTTTCGTACTCATCTTTGCTCAGGACTTGGTTAACTGTGTAACCACCCTCACACTCAACGTACTTTCCTTCATAACCTTCCATGTCTCGGTCGTGTTCGAAGAGATGAGGCCATTCGATAGGTCCCGTCGTTGTTACTTCCTTGTAAGCCATGTATTTCTCCTTAGCTAGTAGGTTTGTTCTGTGTGCTTAACACACCTTGAGATGTTTGTCAATGGGTGTCCCGCCAGTTTTTACCTACGTCTGTCGATCCAGCAAGAGGACACATCATAGCAAACTTAACACCTGTGTCAACAATTGATTGACGTTGGATACCACCTAATTCTTCTGCTTCCTCTTTGGACCCTTTCACTTCCGTCTGCCATTCATCGTGAGGCCACGTAACAAGTTTAAAGTCAAACTGTTTTGCCTTGGCCTTCCGTACCCAGTCAATCGCCGCGTGTTTCATAATGACGGACTCACCATTCTGTAACATCCCTGCCAAGGTCTTGTGTTCTGAGGGGACGTTAACCTTCCGGCCATCCAACCCTCGGAACCAACCACGTCGGGCTACGTCAGGGATCATAACCTTCTTCAACTTAGCCAAGCCGTCAATCGAATGCAGGAAGTTATCAACAGCCTGTGCCGCCTCCCGTTGATTGACCTTAAGTATCTGTCCGATCTTAGCGTTACCTGCGCCTAGAAGGAAGGCGTAGATGAAAGTCTTAGCCATGTCACGGGTGATGTGAGACATACCCAGAGCCTTACGGTTCAGGTTGTGGATGTCAGTCTCATCCTCTTTCTTACCTGACACAATCGCGTGGACGTACTCTTCAGAGTTCATCAGGTGAGCCAGCACACGTAGCTGGATACCCTCTGCGTCAGTACCCACCAACCATGACCCATCAGGCACACACCACAAGGCTCGGAAGTCTCCGTCGTACTCTGCCTTCACCGCCTCGACTGGTGAGGTAGGTTCACCGTGGAAGGCTGAAGGGATGTTCGCTTGGTTAGGCGCTCGGTGTGCCATTCGTCCAGTCCATGCACCGATATGCATGAACCTGCCGTGGATACGTTTGTCATCACCCACGTGGTCTAGCCACTCCACCAAGGAAGAACGTCGGCCTTCAAGTGTTAGCCACTCGGCAAGGTTCTTACCACCAGCGGGGGCATCGTCGGGTAGGGTATTAAGGTTGGTCTCGCTGAGTGTCCACCCGTACCGTGCAAACTTCTTACCTCGTTCATCCATTAGACAACCCTCTTATAATAGTTGCTGACTGTGCTTGCGTACCACTTCCCGCCTTGTCTTGTTGGGAAACCTTTTTCATTTAAGTAGCCTGCTATTTTTTGGTAACTGTAGCCTGCTTCCTTTAAATCTTCAATGACGGGCTTGATTTTACGACAAAACTCATCTGTCTGTTCTGCCATAGCTTTGTGTTTGGCATCCTGTTCAGGCCGCATTCCACCGAATACCTGACCCCTAGCCTTTGCTGCTACCATCCCTAGTCTAGTCAATTTACTGTGGTCTAACATTTTTCTACCATGAATTTTACCATGACAAGACTCACAACATTCTACAATATTTGTTGGGTGGTCTACTCCACCCATTACTCTAGGTAAGATATGATGTTTATGTGTAACAACCACACAACAATGACAACAACCACACAACTTATCTCCTCTTGTAACACTGTCTTGCATATTCTAGTCCTTCTTGAATTGTCTTCTTGATTTCTTCATCGACGGTAGCATTTTTAGATAGGTTGTCAACAGCGGGTATTACCTGTAGATTACCTGACCAGTGAGGACCACCGTCAGAGATAGGCCACATATGGTCTACGTGGTGTACCACACCTGTAGTTTCTGTCAATAGCTTAGACATTCTGTAAGCGAACACCCTGCGTTCCTTATCCACAGGACACTTACGTAGGAATTTAGGTGTGTTCTTTCTTTTGTTTGCTCTCCTTTTAGCAACACGCTCAGCTCTAGCCTCCTTGTTCGCTTGGTAGTAGGCTTTATCCCGTTCGGATATACGTTCCTTGTTCGCTTGGTAGTAGTCTTTGCCATATTCTGCTATACGTTCTTTGTTCTCTTGGCGGTAGGTTTTCCGGCAGACCTTACAATGAACTTGTAAACCATCTTTACGAGACTTATCCGTGTTAAACTCCCCTAAAGTCCTAACCTCACCACACTGTGTACACCGTTTGGTATCCTCACCACTTGCGAATAGTTCTAGCTGATTCTCTGTCATACTCTATGTGTCCCTTTGTTTTTTCATAGGGGTTCCAACCCGCATCCCATAGTCTTTCTATCCGCTGCTTAGGAGATCGTGGGTTGAAGGCTTCATACTGGAAACAAACCAGATCGTTAGGGATGACAGACTTGTCTAGGGCTGTGGCAAAGTACCGATCACTCTGCTGTGCCTTCACTACATTAGAATACAACTCACCGTTAGACTTCCTGCGGTACTTAATACGGTTCACCTCGTTAAGAACTGGAGGGAAGTCCTCTTGGAAGCCTGTCTCTAGGGTTTCCATTCGGGTCAGAACCGAACCAAGTAGTTCCTCCGCCCGATCCTCATCGAAGTAGAAACCATTGGCTGTCATCTCTTCACACAGGGCTTGGATGTCATGTTCAACTCGGATTGCATCGTGCCACTGTTCGTCCTCAATCATGTCTCGGAACTTGTTGAACAGTTTAATGGTGACTGTCACGTCCTGTTCACAGTAGTCGATCATCTCCTGACATAACTCTTCGAACCCTGCTGTGTAGTTTGTCTTGGCCTCGCCCAAGCGCTGACCCCAAACCTTCAGGCTGTGACCCTTACCATCCATAGTGAAGTCCGCAAGACGTGTGACGATTAGGGTATCAATCACCTCATCTGTTGTAATCAGATCAGTCTGGATCAGTTTGTTGATGACAGGGATGTCGAAGCCAAGTCCGTTGTGTAGTACGAAACGGTCAACACCCTTACAGAATTCAATGAAGCGTTCACGCTCGGCCTCGTTGGTAGTTACCTTGAGGAACTGATCCTTCTCCCCTGTGTCCACATCCTCTGTACAGATGACCCAAATTTCCTTGGCGTCTAGGTCGTCTGTCTCAATGTCCATCGCAACTGTTGTCATCTTAGTAATCCTCTTCGTCGTCGTCTTCATCTCGGTCGAACACCAGAGAAAAGAAGTACTGGCATGGTAGGTAGGGCCAGACAATACTGTACCAGTATATACGGGGCCAGTCAGCCTTATCTAGGTTATCCGTCAGGTACATTATAGACTTTAAATGTATGTAGTGCAGAGCAATACCGAAAAAGTATATCACTGCAAACAGGGTGGCAACGGGATCAATCAAAGTATCGTTCCTCTTTCATAGTAAATGTTTCAGGGTCAAACTTCATCTGCCCCGCATACCCTGTCGGGCCTACTGGTCTGTTCTTTGTGACCAAAAGTTTCGTTGTGTTTCGTTCGTCCATGTCCTCTGCCATCTTATCCCTCTGAAGATCGACCACGACTGATGCACGTTGTTCGATCATACGACAGTACTTAACCTGCCCATCGTCGTTGGTGTGTCCGATTGTCACAATACCAACACCAAGTTCTGCTGCCAGCTTAGACAGACGGACAGCGAGGTCAGCGAGGAATTGTTCCTTACTCTCGTCCCCACCTGCGTTGGCTGCGATGTCTTGGATCGGTTCAAAGAACACGTAGTTCACACCACAAGCCTGAGATAGGTAGCGTATCTGTGACAGAATGTCAAGGGGGTCGTCCTCATCGTTAAGGTAGAACTGATACAGACGTTCATCTTTGGTCAACTTAAGGATAGCCTCACGCACCCGACGATCAGCACCCTTACTCTCAATCAGGTCTGTCCGTGTCAGGTTGTCGCCCGTCTCATATGACACCAAGCCAAGGATACTACGCAGCTTGGTTTCTTCCATGTGCCACGTCGCCAGCTTTACGTCAGGGTTCTCCGTCAGTATTTGATACTCTAGGTAACGCATGAACTCCGTCTTACCGATACCAGTCTGCGCCTTGAACAGTGTGAAGTGTCCCTGCATCAAGCCCAAACACATCTCATCGAAGTCAGTGACGCCAGTCTTGATGTAAACGTGGTTGTCCGACTTCTCATAGAGCTTAAGGAACTGATCTGGACTAGAGTAGATGTTATCTGGTTGGTATTTCTTGGCGTTCCACCAAGCGGACACGTAGTCTTTAGCCTGTCCAGCCTGTAGAAATTCGTTCGCATCCTTGAATTTATCGTGGGGTACACGGTAAGTTTTCGTAGGGAATAGCTTGGCTATCTTAGTGGCCACTGCATTCCCTGCTTCGTCGTTGTCTACTGACAGGATGATCTTTTCGAAACTGTCTAACCATTCATGTACATTCGACCAGAGTTTCTGTGAGGGTGTGGCCGAGGGTAGACTGACAACAGGATTGGTGAACCTAGAATTTGTGTTCAACATCTGATAAGCAGACATAGCATCAAGCTCACCCTCTGTAATAGTGACAGACTTAGACGTTCCTCCGTTGTAAAGGTCCTGCCCGTACAACTCGTCAGACCTTAGGCCACTGGCCGAGAAAGACTTAGCCTTAAGGAAGCGTGTCTTCTTACCTCCGCTTGGGTACACGTAGTCCTGTTTGACAGGTACACCCTGCGGATCAAGGAAAGAGAGGCACTTATATTTTTTCATAGTCTCTGCTGTGACCCCACGTAACGCCTTGTAGACGGGGGTAAGGTTGTTCTCGGTGGGTGACACTGATGAAACTAGTTTAGGCTGCATAGGGGCCTCTCTGTGGCTGTCTGTTGATTTGTAAGACGGGTACTCGATCTCCGCCCAGTCAAATAGTTTATCTCTGTTGGATGGGTACTTTCGCTCACAACTGTGACACTTACCGTAACCCCCTGAGTGAAGACTAAAGGCATCACTTGATCCACAGTCTTCGTATGGGCAGGGTCTACCACCGCCGAGCCACTCGCCTTCCCTCTTATAATCCATAGCACATATTACCCCGAATAAGTTTCCCATCGTGACGCCCATCCAGTGGACAGGCTGTCGTCCTTTAGGCGTATAACACACTTCACTACCCCAAGTCTATAGTATTCCTCTGATGGGCTGCGCCAGTCATTGATCTGCTTCTGATGTTCATATGCTTCTTTCTCTGACAGAAAGACCCGTTCATTTTTTGTATGTGACATATCATTTTATCTCCATGAAATAACCGTGGTTACCTTTACATAGGAAAGACTCCTGAAGGGTTTCTTCGTAGGTGTAGTTCTCTGCGACGTGTTCATAAACGTGTTCAAGCGATGTCATGAGGACTGACAGGCTGTCTAGAGCGGTGAGCTTGGAGCCTCCTGTCATGAAACGGTATGAAAACATTTCCATGTCCCAGTCAAGTTTACAGTTTTTAATCAGTGTAGGCATGGTTCATTTTTCCTCTTGACAGATTGTTTCATAGCCATATAATAGGGCTGTCCTTGGACAGGGTGAATATAGGTTGTTACCTAAGCTTACCTGATCCAGATTGATTGTATACTCCTCATCCCCTTCATCCTTTAGTGACAACCATTCTTCAATTGTATTGATGCTGTTCCTATGAAAACTATGCATAACCTCACCATTTATCCTTTCGTACTACCCAGTAGGTCCAACAGGTTAGACAGTGATCATCTCCACATACCCAATCTATAAAACGTACCATATTGAATTTACTTTGTTTTTTCCTAGCGTAGTTCCTAGCGGAAAAGGTCTGGTTCGATGGTCCGCCTAGTATCACATTGACTAGGACCGATACCGCTATTCCTACTCTGTATCCATAGTTGTTGTTCATTTTTTGATCACCTCAAGTCTCATCTCTATGTCAGGTAGGTGTGGTTGCATCCCTGCCATGTAAGCCTTTGCGGCTGCTAGGCTATCAAATTCCTTGTGGGCGTAGTCCTTACCGAATTCCTCGCACGAATAATATATTCTGTAGATCATGATGTTACCCCGCCCAGTGCTTGAATTGTTTGCGTGAATGTTTGTTGCGCTTTGTTTCAAAGTATATCGTGCGCTTACCTAAGTGAAAGGCCGTCGTGGCCTTCATAGTTTCGATACCGTAACCCCTTGACAAAGCCTTACGTTTGCGGGTCATACCCTTTAGGCCAAGGAAGTTAAAGCGAAAGCCTTTGGTGTTGTCATTCAACGGTTTGGTTGTCAGTAGTATAAACATTTTAGTTTTCCCTTTCTGTTAGGTCTTAGATGTTGTGAACACGCTTCCAAGCTGTCCAAGTGATTGCTTGCATCTCATGAGGTTTAGTTCCTGCAATTTCCGCTGCGCGAATGTATGCGGCTTGAAGCTCACGGTATAGTTTCTTCCCTATGTTGGTCTTATCGCTAGTCAAAACTACACGCTGGCCCCTTGCGATGTTCAGGGCATGTCCGTCAACGGTTACCTCATTCAAGCCCATGATGTTAGAATAGAATGACCTGATTTTCTGGCCGTTCAGCCGTGACAAAATGTCCTCATCCTCTTCTAATCCATCAACTAAAATCGACCAAGCCTTCTCTTTCATCGCGTTGTAACAGCTCACCTTGAACGTATCCAAGGGAAGTCCCTTGTGGAATGCGCTGCACATATTAAAAGCATCCACCTTGTTGCGCTCCCATCTGTTGTTAGGTGACAGGGCCGCCAGAACACCCGCTACCGTTGACTTAGGTAGCCCGAAATGCCTTGCGATAGTTTCCGCCTTGTGTTCCGCTCGGGAGTACCAGTGCAACCCTTGTTCAATATCCGTGTCGGTTGCCTTGCGGTACGTTTTCAGAATGTTTCTTACGTGTTGCGTTGACATTGTGTTTCCCTTTCCTCGTTTGATTGTTTAGCCGTTCTTGGCAATGTGCCACACGTTGATGATTACGAGGTGAATCGGCATCGACGGGGCATACTTCCTGCACGATTTGACGTGTTGCAGAATTCTCTTGAACTTTTTCATGGTGTTTCCCTTTCTTGGTTTGTCTTATGATGCAGCGCCGGAGCGCTACACTTTAAGATTAACCTTAGGCTATTCCTTTTTCTGTCTTCGTCTCAGTAACTACGGCTAGCGTGGCCTTGTAGCGGTCATCGTTGAAGCTTTCCTTCAGACTACGTAGGACGAACTTTGCAGTCTGGACGTCTGGGCTTTCATGCCCGTTACAGTCTACCGTGACAGTGAAGTCGTGTGAGCCTTCGAAGGCAACGTTTATTACGTATTTAGTGTGGGTCATTTTGTTTTCCTTTCTTGTGCTGCTGGTTCAATTTCCAAGCTAGGTAGGGGGAATTCATCTAGATTGGAAAACAGGGTGAACGATACCTCTACACCGTTTTCGTCCGTGACGATTATTTCTAGTCTAGTGAAGCGATCATATTTCTTCAGTTTCATTTCAGTTTTGCTGACGTCGTGAATACTACAGTTAAACCCAGACATTTTGTTTCCCTTTCATTACCAGCTTACAAAACGAGATTTACGGCCCGCATAGACGCCACCATAAATGACATAGCGTCTATAATCTGCTGGTAGTTCTGCAGTGACTGTTGTTCGTTCCGCCAGATATACCGCAGGGAAGAAATCTATATTTTCCACAGGTTCCTCCGAAACTGCCCAATAAGTGAGCGCTCTCGATCCGCCGCTTTGGTTCTTCATGTCTCTTTTAGTCATACGTTCCATTTGTTTCTTCCTTTCTAGTTCGTTTCTTCTGATGAGTTAGAACGTGCCACCGGAGCTCGGAAACGTCAAGGGGGTCGAGAGAAAAAATTTTGTTCCGTGTTTGTTCTCTTTGTTTATATTATAATGAATAAACCACTGGAAAAGAACAGAATGAGAACAGAATAGGAACGAACGCGAACGATGGATTTTAGGTGTCGGACTACCCGAGAACCCATTCCACCCCTCTGAAGCCCTTCTGAGAGCCTCTGAGAGCTAATTCATGATCTGTACTTGGTTTGTTCCCTAGGTGTTCCCTACCTGTAATCTGGACCTAACTGGACAGAACATCTGGATATATCACATGAGGGAAGTACCTGAGGGAATGTGTCAGGATATCAGGGGGTTACCTTAGGGAAGTTACGTCAGGGTATATTTCCCCTACATTCCCTTTTGTGATCACATTAGGAACCCCAACGTACCTTTTGTGATCACATATGAGACTTACCTTAGGTAATTACCTAAGGGAAAGGGGGTGCCTTACCTTACGTCAGTTCCTGCTGGGGGGACCAAGGGGGTATGGGAGGTCGCCTCTGTATGTACA